CTGGTGCGCCTGTTGCTGGCTCGAGAAACACATTCCCATGAACGATCATCACCAATACGACGACAGGGACGACTAAGCCATGACCAAAGCGTTGAGCAAGACTAACCGAGCGCTGCTCGAGGACATCAACACCCAGTTGCATCGCCTGGCACATCGCTGCGATAGGCAGGACGAGCAGCTCGAGCGGATGATCGCAGTGCATTACCTGATGCTCAAGCGCATCGAGCGTTTTGGCCAAAAGGCGACCGAGGCTTCAATCCGGCGTGAACTCAAGACGCCCACACTGTCGGTGTCCGCCTGATGAACGAAGGAAGACGCAAAACCCGGCAGATGAAGGCAGTCATGGCCGGCATGACCATCCAGAAGCGCCTAGGAGCCATGGAGAGCCGAGAAGCGGTCGAGCACGTCCGTATAGCCTCCATCGCCGCGATCGCCGAATGTAGGGCTCTGTGGGCGTTCCTGGTGGAGCGTGGCATTGCAACCGAGGAGCAGCGCGAGGACTATCTCGACAAGGGCTACGACTCCGTGCTCACCCAGATTGACGACAAGGCGGCCGAGCTGTACGTGGAAGGCCATGGGTAAAATAGTTTCGAACGGTTTGAAATAGTATGGCAGCACCTAAAGGACATAAGCGGTGGGGCGGTCGCCCCAAGGGCGTACCTAATAAGCTCACGACCGATGTACGTGCGGCGATTCAGGAAGCCTTTATCGCGGCCGGCGGCGTCAAATATCTGCAAGGGATAGCCAAAAGCGATCCGGCGGTGTTCTGCCGGCTTCTCGGGATGACCGTGCCGAAGGATCTGCATGTTACTGGCTCGCTGAGTCTGGTCGACCTATTGCTGGCCGCTGATCGCAAGATCGCCGAACTGCCCGCACCCGAGGTCACGCATTGATGAGCACCTTTCGCCTAGTGCTGCGTGATCTGGCCACCATCATTGCCATCGTGGTGGTGTTGAAAGTGATTTTCATTCTTGGCCGCTACGCCTACGGGTAGGAGATATGACGTTGAAGATCAAACGCTTCTTTTGGGTCTGGTCACCGCGCTCTCGAGTGCGTCATCGCATGTTCGGCAAGAGCCACAGTGAGGGCCTCACGCAATGCGGGCGCTTTGTGCGCAAGGGCTGGATCTGGCAGATCGGCACGCCGCAACGCAAGCTCCGGCCGCTCTGCGCTGACTGCGAGCGGAGCGCGAAGTAATGCCGTGGAAGCCCTCCGATGCGCCTTCCAAGACCAAGAAGGCCAACACGCCCAAGAAACGGCGTCAGTGGCGCGATGTCGCGAACAGCGCCCGTGCGCGAGGCTTATCGGACAAAGACGCGATCCGCGAGGCCGATAGCGTCATTCGCAAGGGCTATAAGAAACGGCCGAAGGGATGAGCCTCGAGCTCGCCGTCGACAAGGTGCTGCTCTACCGCCGGCGTCCCGATGCATTTGCCGAGGAAGTGCTGCACCAGAAGCTAGACGATCCCTGGCAGCGCGAGTTCTACCAAGCCCTGCCGACCGAACAGCGCATCTCGCTCCAGGCGTGTAAGGGACCGGGTAAGACGGCGAGCCTCGCTGGCGCCGCCTGGTGGATGCTTTCGATGTTTCCCTACCCAAAGATTGGGGCGACCTCGATCACCGGGGATAACCTTCGAGACTGTCTATGGGCTGAGATGGCCCGCTGGCAACGCGAGTCGCCATTCCTTCAGGCGAACTTTACCTGGACGGCCTCCAAGATCTTCGAGAACCGCAATCCCGAGACCTGGTGGATGAGCTTTCGCACCTGGTCGCGCACTGCGGACAAGGAACAGCAGGAGGGCACGCTCGCGGGCCTTCACGCCGATTACTGCATGGCGCTGATCGATGAGTCGGGCGGCACGCCCGATAGCCTGATGGCCGCGGCCGAGGGTGTACTCACGGCACCCAAGATGGGCCGGATCATCCAGGCGGGCAATCCCTTGATGCTCGAGGGACCGCTTTACCGCGCAGCAACCATTGAGCGGCATCTGTGGAGACGGTTCGAGATCACCGCAGATCCAGACGATCCAAACCGCGCAAGCCGCGTACCGGTCCAATGGGCTAGGGACCAGATTGCCAAGTACGGGGCCGATAACCCCTGGGTGCTCGCGAACGTCTTTGGCCGGTTCCCGAAGTCCTCGATCAATGCGCTGATCTCGTTGGAAGAGCTTGAGGCGGCCGTAGGGCGGCATTTGCATCAGCATGCCTACGATTGGGCACCTCGCATCCTTGGGGGCGATGTGGCGCGCTTTGGGGACGATTTGAGCGTGCTCTATCCCAGACAGGGCTTGGCATACTTCGAGCCGATGGATCTCGCCAAGATGGACACGATCCAGGTCGCGGGGCACTGGGGCTCGAAGGCGACGAGCTGGGGCGCGCATTCGATCCAGATCGACGGCACGGGCGGGTATGGAGCCGGCGTGATCGATGTGCTGCGAGACTTGGGCTATGCGGTCCAGGATGTTCAGTTTGCCGCCAAGGCGCTAGATCCGAAGTTCTACAACCTGCGCGCTGAGATCTGGTGGAAACTCTGTCAGAACATCAAGGACGGCGCTTCGATCCCCAACGATAAGCTCCTGATCGGGGAGCTGTCGACCGCAACCTACAGCTACGCCAAGGACAAGATCCGCATCGAGGAGAAGGAGCAGATGAAGGCGCGGCTGGGCCGCTCGCCGGACCATGCGGATGCGGCCGCGTGCACGCATGCCTACCCAGTTGCTATACCGGATCGCGCGCCGCTGTATCGATTTGACCTTAACGCGAACATCGGCAAGTCTAAGGCCGAGTACGATCCTTTAGAGCGCGCCTAGGAGGCATTGATGGCACTGCACGGCATTCACATCAAGAAATCCCACGAAGGGCTTTTGCATAAAAATCTCGGCGTGGCCAAGGGCAAGAAGCTCACGGCCGCGGAGATCGCCAAGGCCAAGCGCTCCTCGAATCCCGCAGAGCGCAAGCGCGCCACCTTCGCCCAGAACGCGCGCAAGTGGAACAAGGGCAAGAAACGCAAACCCATGGCCGAGCGCCTATATGGCAAGAAGGAGGCCTAATCGTGGCAAATCTCTTTGTTGTCGAAGCTTCGACCTGCAACGGTAATTACCGGCCGAATAACGGTGTGACCTTGGGCTCTCTGCCGGCGCTCGCAGGATTGAGTCCCCCCACAGATCCGAAGCTGATCCTCGCTTACTTCAGCGGCCAGAATGCGGACTTCTACCGATTGCAGGTGATTCCCATCGGTAATGGGATCATCCCCATCGATATCGGCTACAACACCGATACGATAGCGGTCTATTCAGAGGTCAATTGCACGGTCGATCCCGGTAACATCCCCGGTGCGCCTTTCGCGATCACGGCAGGCATTACCAATGGTCAATACTTCCAGGGCGCAGCCCTAAAAGCCAACTGAGGAACACACAGTGAAGCAATCTACAGTTCGTGGCACGCCAGTTCGCCATGTCAGCAACACCACCTTTGAAGGCATTGCACCTGGCAAGCCCAAGGGCTATTCGGGCACGGTCAACAAGCAATTCGAGGGCGATCAGAAGGGCAATCGCCAGGAAGGAGTTGCGAAGGGCACGCCGTACAACTCGGATGCTGGGAATTCCGATGAGTTCAGCCGCACGCGCGCAAGTGGCCTCTATGGCGATGTGCGATCGAACAAGAATCTGGACATGGCAGATCCTGCTTCGACCGGAAATGGCGTGCTATTCAATATTCACGGCCGCGAGGAAGGATATTCTCCGGTCGGTGATCGCACGATGGACTCACCAGTTCATGAAGGGGCGCCCGAGTTTCAGACGCGCAACATCCGCCAAGAAAACCTCGCGCACTTAGGCCAGGGCATTGGCGCTTCGCCTTCGCAGGCAGCCGATGTGCTACTTGAGATCGGCGGGGTGATGAGCCGCGGCATGCAGGGCACTTCATCGCGGGATGGCGGTGAAGACGAACTGCTCGAGGACGATGTGCTGCAGAATCTTGGAGCCGGCGGCGCGTCCGATGAAGGTTCACGATCAGAGAAGAATTCCCCGAGTCGCCGTTCCGAAGGAGATCGTACGCAAGAGCCCAAAGAGATCAAAACGTCCTACCATCCGCCGAAATAATGTCCTCGGGACTTGAAAAAGTCGGGCTTCTAGCCGGTGGCCTAGCCGCAGCGTACTTCACGGGCGGCTTGAGCTTGGGCGCGACCGCAGGAGCTGAAACAGCAGCAGCCGCGAGCAGTACGTCAGCCCTTGCAACGGTCGGCACGACGGAGGCGTTGGCGGCCTCTGGCGCCGCAGCGCCCGCTCTCGGTATCGCTGGTGGAGCCGCTGCGGGTGCGGCGGCAGGTGCGGGAGCTGCTAATTCTGGACTGTTTGGCACTGGTGTCACAGCAACCGAAGCACTCGCCGCAGCGACAGGTGCCTCTGCGCTTTACACCATGGCGCAGGGACCTAAAGGCATCAACGTCCCTCCAGCACCCAGCTTCGCCTCGCAAGATCAGCAGGTGCAGCAAGTCGAACAGCAGACACTTTCGCGCCAGCAGATCGCCGGCGGCCTGCAATCCACCGTCGGCACCGCAGGCGGCCAGGCGGGTGCGATCTTGAGTCCTGCAACCACTTCCAGTCGCGCAATCCTAGGGGGCTGACATTTCTTTCGTTGACATGAACGCGCCGAGTGCCGGGGAATTACTCGGTGCCGAAGCCCTCGCCCAGGACGGGAGCAAGGGCTCACGCAATGCGCGGCGCTTCCCGGCAACCAATCGTCGGCGCACTGGATTGATGACCAAAGCCGGTAATGACCGGATGCCGATCGAGCAGCCTGCTAAGACGCGCTATGAAATGCGGCGCAATTACATGAATCTCGACCGCGAGACATGGCGCTCCCACATCCTCGATGTCAAAAACAACTTCCTGCCCTACCGCACGCGCTGGCTCGATGATGGCGGCATCCCGAATCGCGGCAACAAGAAAATGCAGTACATCGTGGATAACTGCCCGATGCTGTCCTTACGCACGATGTCGGCAGGCTTGATGTCCGGCATGACTTCGCCCTCGCGCCCGTGGTTTCGTTTGCGGCCCGAGGATGACGATATCTACAACCTTCCGGGCGTTGCCGAATGGTGCGAGAAGGCAACGGATGCCGTGCATTCGATCTTGCAGCGCTCGAACTTCTATCGCGCGATGCCGACCTTCTATTCTGAGATCGGCGGCTTCGGCACGGGCGCATACGGCATTTACGAGATCCCGCATGACCCGCGCAAGAAGCATCAGCCGCTGATCAACGTGAAGACCTACACCTGGGGCGAGTATTGGATCAGCCAGGATGACCTAGGCAATGTCGACACTTTCATTCGCAAGTTCAAATGGACGGTGCGCCAGGTCGTGATGAAGTTCGTCGATGATCCTTCAGATCCCAACGATCCCACCTGGGATAACTTAGCGCCGGCGACGGTGGCGCAATGGCACGCGCGCAAGTGGGAGACTTGGATCGATGTGATTCACGTGCTCGAGCCCAATGAGGATTACGAGGAGGGCGCACTCGGTCTCAATGGCATGAAGACGAGGAGCGTC